AACACTTACTGCGGTTGATGGCGTGTCAGGAGATTGATCAGGGCATCCAACACCCCGGTCTGGGCATAGCCCGTCTCTTCCTTGGCCCGCTTGACGAGGTACACCGCATGGGCAAGCACCGCCAAGGCCACCACGGTATGGGTGGGTTGCGTGGTCCCTTCCAGCGCGGTCTGGAGGTTCTGGTCGAAGTGGACCAGCGAAGCGGCCACGTCGCCCGGCACGCCCTGAAACAGCGGAGCGCCGACCGGGACATGGGGAACCACGACCGGGGTCAGGTCCGACTCGACCACATCGGGAGCCCGGCGATCCTCCTCGGGAAGCGTTCCGGCCAGCAAGGCGGCTTCCATCGCCTCGTCTTGTGTGAGATCAGGCATGATGATTCTTCGGTTAGACGGTTTCTAGAGACGGGTGATGGCCCAAACGCCCGCAAAGGCCATCGTGGGTTGCGTGGTCACGGTTCCCGAGGCCACCAGATCGATCCGGCAGAGGTCGCCGGTCAGGAACGTGACGTTCTGGGCCGCCGTTGCAGTGATCGGAATGTTGTACGTCTTGGAGAGCACCGTCACGATGTCCGACTTGATGGAGATGGCCGCGGTCAATGTGCGGTCAGCCGGCGTGCCGGAATTGTCCCGCTTGAATACCTGGGCCGTGATGGTACCGGCCGAAGCCCCAGCCACCAACAATTGCATGTTGACCGAGACCAACTGGCAGGACAAGCAGTGCGGCTTGGGGAGGATGATGGACGTGGTGGTGGAGTTGGCGATCGTGATAGAGCCCGTCCCAACACTGGTGTCGGACTCCGTGAGTTTGGTGTCTGCCCACTGAGAACTGGTCATGGACCGCACGGGGAGAAACGCCATCAGACCCTCCTAGGAAATGACTGAGGGCGCCCAGGATCGGACGCCCCCAATCGAGTGAGAGACTCTCGGTGCGGTCAGACGACCGTCCAAGTCAATGAGCAAACTGTCATGAGCAAGTCCTAGTGGCTGACGTGCGTCATGAAGATCGTGTCGGTGTATCCGGTGATGCTGGCGTGTGGATTCCGCACAAGTGTGGCCACCTGCACGTAACTTCCGAACGTTGTCTCAAAGGCGTCACGCCCCTGAATCCAGCGCCATTGGCCTGAGCCCTCGAACTCGATGAAGTTCCAGTCCTTGGCGTCCACCCACGCGATGCTCGGGATGTGGATCAGGTAGATCGTCCCGGCCGGCACATAGTAGTCCTCGAACGCCGGCAGACCGCAAATCTCAACGGCCCGGTAGCCGCCCTTGATCCGCTTGGAAATCTCGTCCGCCGTGAACCGACGCTGGCCCACGAAGCTCTGGCTGATCTTCTGGATCATCCCCGGACCCATCATGAGGATGAACTCATCCGGGGCCATCATGGCATCTTCGCCTGACCAGTTCGCGGCCCGGCGGATCATCTGCCAGATGTCGTCCTCGGTGGGCTGGTTGGCGTCCGGGGTATCCGTGCCGGCCACCATCTGCACGGTATCCCAGATCGGATAGGTTGAGGCAGAGAGCCCGTGGAGGGTCGGGTACGCCCCGCCTCGGTTGGTGATGTTCGCCAGCCCGTTCACCATGTCCGTTCCAGCGACCGGAGCGAAGCTGTCGTCCGAGACGGTCGCCTTGACCAGAATGTCCGTCGCCACCATGCCGGCGATCGCCGAGGAGAAGGTCACCGTACCGTTGGCTGAGGTAGCCGAGACGACGGTGATGGTGCTCAGGTTCGCCTTGCCGCGGAGGGTCACACCGGTGGTATCCCGGACGGCGATGTAGTCGCCAGAGGCCAGCAAGAGGGTTCCCTGCCCAGCGCCTGAGATGCCGTACGGAGCATTGACCACCACGACGGTCGTGGAGGTCACGCTGGAGATCACAGCCAGCACGCCCTGTCCTGCGCCGTGCAGCGCGCCCTGCATGAGCAACCGGGACGCGGCCTTGATCTCCCGGAAGGTCTTGCGGAGGATCTTGTCGAAGGCCGCTTCCTTGGCCATCGTGCCGTAGTTGAGCAAGCCGTCGATCTGGCGGGTCACATACCCACGCGCCACACCGGTGGTTGCCTGCTTTTCCTGGGCGAACGTGTCGGGCGGGAAGAATCCACCCTTGGAGAACGTGCCCCCCGAAGGACGGCCGGTCACTACGTCCCAGAAGGCGCCGTTCCCGCCCCAGCGGATGGTCTTGGTGTTCGCCTTCTCCAACTGCGCGAGGTAGGGCGTGACGAGATTCTGTGCGTACAGCCGGTAGTTCTGATAGAAGTTCTTGAGCAGACCGGAGAGGTCCGCATCTGTGATCGTCGTTGGGTTCGCCAAGTGTTACACCATCAAGAGAGAGGTCTAGCCACGTCCCAACCCGGCGAGCGACTTGCTGACGATGAAGTCGGCCATATTCCGGCTGGAGGTCGGTGGCTTGTTGGAAGCTGCGGGACCTTGGGGCTGGTTCCCGCTGACGGGTTTGAGGGCCGCGGTCGCGATCCGCCGAAGCTTCTGGTTCTTGGCTTGGAGGTCGCTCTCCGCTGGCTCGGGTGCTTTGGCAGGAGTCTTTGTTGTCGCCGGGGCGAAGTCCTCACGCGAGGCGTGGATCTGTTGCGCCCAGGGCACCAACTGGTCGATGATCAGCCGTTCAACCGCCTGCGTGGCGTTCGGGTTCAAGATCACCCCGAATTGCGTCCGCACCTTGAAAGGCTCGATCAACATCGCCAGCCTATTTGCCAGTTCGTCCACCGTGACATGGGTCAATGTGGTGGCGATCGTGTTCAGGGCCGGGGCAACCTGCGTGTCCAAGTAGGTCACGTTCCGCTGTGCGGCTTGCTGGTATTCCAGTTCCTGCCGCTGCGTCACGATCTCTGCCTGCTGCCGTGCCAACCGCGCCTCTGGCGTGTTCTCCTGCTCGTACCGCTTCAACTGCTCGATCAGATAGTCCGGGTTGGTCAGCAACGCTTCGCGCTCCTGTCGGAGCTGGCGAACGGTCTGATCATACTGGGTGATCTGATTCGTCAGTTGCCAATTCTGCTGCTGCACCGCCGTGGTCTGCTGTTCCCGCTCATGATTGTAGACGCCTTGGCGGGCGTAGTTCACGAGTTTCGGGAGGTCCAACGTCCTCGGTTGGACTTCACCATTGGGACCACGGAAGTTCACTTCAAATTTCAAGTCGGGAGGGACGATCTCCCCCTCGGCATCTAAGACTCGGAATCCCTGCACCTTCTCCGGAGCGAGCGCCGGCAAGGCGACATGCCCCTCAGGGAGTACCACGGCGGGCGGTGCAGCTTCACTTCCCTCCCCACCCTCACCCGGTGCGGGCTGACCCTCTGTTCCTGGGAGCGGTGCGTCGTCCAGCTTGACCCATTCGCCCGGCTTGGCTGTTTGTGTTTCACCCTCAGCCACCGCGACGAACTTGCCCGATGCATCTCTCGGACGGTCGGTAATAGGCTGGTCGGCGGCAATGCTTTCTTTGGCTTGGTGGATGGTGGACTGGATCGTCCGCTCCATCGGTCCCAACTCGTCCAGATTGATCTCGTCTGATTCGGCGTATGGTGCGGCTGGTCCTGTCATAAGTCCTCTCGATTCACCTAGGCGGCCGGTATCCCCGGAGTCCCGCTGTCACCGCCCATAGCGCCTGGCGGAACGGAACCCGAGTCGTGGCTCGGTGATGGTTGGGTGCCGGGTGCATGAGGAGGCTCACCACCGCCCGGTGCGGGTGGGGCCTGTGGAACCATTGCGCCTTGCTTCTCGGCCGCTTGGGCAGCCAAGTCCTTCCAGCGCTGCATGGCTATCGCGATGATCTGCGGGTCTAGGTCGTCATGGAGGAGGATCTCCCGCTCCAGCACGTCCTGATGGATGGCTTCGTTGTCCGTCCACCGGATCGCCATGGGCTGAGCAGCGTACTGCTCCGATGCCATCTGGTACTGTTGCTGCGCCATCATGCTCTGCTGCATCGCCATGGGGTCCTGCGGGACGTTCGGGTCCTGCACCGGCATCGGTGGCGGGGCCTGCGGCTTCTGCGGGATGGGCTGACCGGTTCTGATCGCATCGGCAATCCGCTTCGCTCTGGCTTCCTGATCCTCATCGGGAGTTGAGAGGTTCTTGAAGGAGCCGAACTTCACGTTCCGCATGTACTGCTGGGCGGTGATCAGCCCCCGGTTGAACCAATCATCCATGATCTGCAACCGGTACACCTTGGGCATCGGCAACAGCTTTTCCGCGTCCACAATGACCGTGCTTGGCCCGTCGAAGTCCTTGGCACTCAGGGCTCGGGCGAGGTCAGGCCGGTCAGCACCCACGGCCCCCACGTCTCTCGGGATGTCATAGCCCCACGCCATCGCCGCCAGGTTGATCTTGGACCATTCCGTGAAGCCGGTTGCTATCGCTTGCACCGGAGGAGCAAAGACCCGCTGGATGTGCTCATTCGCTGCTGCTACAGCGGTCGCTGTTTCGTTGCTCACCTCGCCTCTAGACACGTCGTTGTAGCCTGACATGTCCTCGATTTGCTTGGTGAAGAACGCCACCAAATCCTTGATGTCCTGCCCGACCGAGAAGCCTTGGATCGGGAGGACCATCTCCCCGAGGTTGCCCGGCCCCTCAACCTCGACGATCGACAGCCCGCCACCGACAAAGGTCTCTCGGGAGATCGCATCAGGCTTGGCGAGGATTCTTCCCCCGGCATTCACTCGCGCCGAGTTGACCCACAGGCTTACCGCGGAATTGAGTCCCATCTGCGGCGGTATCCACTGCTCCATGATCGGTCGGCAGTAGTAGCTCGGGTCGGTCGAGCCGTCCCGGATAGCTACGATCGGGATGCAACCAAAGAGCAATTCCCCTGGCCCCCAGACCACGTTATGGCCGAGGATGACTACCTGAAGCCCGTCCGGGAGCACGTCGGGGTGCTTATCGACGTACATCGTAAAGCGTTCCACCGTCTTGACATTGGAGAGCCGATAGCCCTCACCAACGATGGTCTGGGTCAATACCCATGAGGGGAGGATGCCGTCGCTCTGGTTGCCCGGCGAGTCGTTGTCTGAGTTCCCCTCGCTGTCCGAGGTGCCGTGAGGCTGGACACCGGCTGCCCCATACAGGTAGGCACTCTCGGTCTCAGGGATCACGTCCCGGACGATGGCGTAATACGGCTTCTCGTTCGCCGTGGCGTTGGCACTCACCCGCACCTGCTCACAGCGGCGGGTCTGGGTCTTGAGGTCGCCCAGCGGCTTCCGTTGGTTCGGGACATTCCCCATCTTCTCGTCCCACGGCCCTCTATCCCGGTCCCACCGGGTCTCCCAGAACGCTACGCCGTCCGTACCAGCCCAGTACGCCGCTTCGCGGGTCTGCCGCTCCATCTCCTGCTGGTCGTACTGGAACTCCAACGCCTGTTGTCTCCCTTCCGCTTTCCGCTTCTCGTCCGGCGACAAGGCACTCGGATCAACTTGGAAGCTGGGGCGCTGGTCGGTGATGGTCTGGATGCGCTGGTCGAGTGCTGGCCCGATGATGTCGCAGACCATGCGGACGGATTCAGGGCTCTTGGCTGGCGTCTGCCACGGCCCGTTGTTCCGCGAACTCACCCACTGCTGCCGTGCTCTGAACAGGCGGTTCCGTGCGACCAAGTAGAGGTGCATCTGGACCGCTGCGGCATGCAGAGACCACCGACCACGGACCCATGAGGCCCATTCGCTCGCTTCGCAGAGCGGCAACATCTGCTCAAGGGTGGGCATCTGGCCCATAACCTTGAAGGTCTCGTCGTTTGAGGTGAGTTGGTCAAATGCGCGAATCAGGGGGAAGTCCGAGCCGTACAAGGCCACCATCAGGCCACGGTACCGCTCGATGGGCTCAACCAAGTCACCATCTTCGGGAGGGTTTGGAGCGACGATGGCGTTGGCTTGGGACTCGTCGGGGCTCTGGCCGGGGGAATGGGCTTGCGGTCCGAAGAGATCGCGCATGGTGGAACGAACAACCCCGCCTGTGAGAGCGGGGTCGAGGGGCTGCTGAGGCTTCTGGAGCGGGGGAGCGGTCACGGCGGGACGTTACCGATCATCATCATTTCCACCCGCGCCATGTGGTCCTTAATGAACATGCTTTTCACCCGCAATATCTCCTCATACTCCCGAGGAAGAACGCGCGGCTTTGGTTGGTTAGGCCGAGGAGAGATGCACCCATGCGACACTCCGGACCCACTCGCACAGATCGGGCATCCTCGCCCGCCTATTGTCGCCTTGAGTCCCATCTAGTTCTCGCTCGCCGCTGCCTGGTGGGCCATCTCTGATACCATCGCGATCCGGTGGACGTGCTGCTGCGCCTTCTCTGGGGTGTCGTGAATCCCCATGTACATCAACCCGAGGCGAATATCGGGGATGTCCGGGTCATCCGGCTTCTTGCCGTCGTCCCGCCTGACCATCACATAGACTACGTACCGGATGATGTGCTTGGCGTCGAACCACGGCATGGCACAGGCCGATCCGACTTCGACTTGGCAGGGTGAGTCGACCCAATCCCCTTCTTTGGGGCCGTTCAGGCAGACGTATGATGCAGCGAAACGAGAGGTCATTTCACAAACGGGTCGCGCCAGAACCGAGGCTTGGTGTAAGGCTTCTGTTCCTTCCGAGGCGAAAGTATCGCGAAGGACACTTGGCTCGCCCACTCCCTCAAGGATTGACGGACAGGCTGGGTAATCGCATCCAGCGGATGTTTCGCCTCGAGGTCGTTCCACTGCTCCCTGATCTCTGATGCTGTCATGGCATGGTCCCTATCCCCACCGCTCTGCGTACTCGCTGCCACGTCTCATTACCATCTCCGGCTTTGGGGCCGTTCAGGCAGACGTAACTTGCGGCGAAGCGAGAGGTCATGTATTCATTCCTTGGGGCTCACGTGTGCTTGTCGGAGGACAGGCGTCGTGTCGTGCGGGAGATGCCCCATCCCTGCCAGTGGCCAAGCGCAAGCCGGACCGCACAGAACTGGACCTACGCCTCCGAAAGGGGGCGTTTGTATTCACGGCATCTCTCCCAAGCCAACTGCTCGGCGTACCTTCTGCCAAGTTTCGTTGGTATCTCCAGTGTGCAATTCTAGGTACTTCGAGCGAATCGCGCCACGCTCTTCGTCTCTCGCCCACGTGTCTCCCCAGCCCATGACGTACGCCTCGATGTCGTCAGGCAGGATGATGTCTTTCTTGGATGTTTCACGTGGCACATTTGGACGGCCCAGTTCGGCAATCGCCAGCCGACCCGCCCACTCTTCTTTGCACCGGTCCAGTTTCCCTTCCCGGTCCAACGCATTGCGCCGTTCGAGGTAACTGATGACTGGTCCCACTAGACCGAGGAAGCGGGATAGACAGTACGAGGCCGAAGCCAATACCGCTAGTGGGACCACGATGTCATGCAGCATCAGGAGATCGTCGCGCCGCCCGCGATTGAGTTGAAGCAGTCCGCGAACACCAGCGCCCGGTGAGAGGTCGAGGTCGAGCTCTGGTCGATCGTGATCTTGACCTGAATCGTGTTCGTGACCGTCACACCCTCACCAACCAGGGTAATAGCAGCGACCGTGGTCATGGTGCCCGCACCAGCCACCACCGCTGCGGCAGACCCATAGGCCGTGGAAGCCGTCGCACCGACCGCCACACC